GTTTTAGTACAAAACGAGCAAGCCGTATTAGAGGGTTATAAAGCGGCTGCAAAACAGGTAATTCGACGCAAAATTTCCGAAAAAGCAGGGGATTCTGACTCATTGCTCGGCACGGTGTCGGACGCTACTGCTTATGCGATTGATGGCATGGTAATAGATATTTTAGCAGTCGAACAAAGCGAAATGTCGAGCTATCGTGCAGCGCGCATCAATTTACACAATAGCTTTTACGGCGAAGGCAGCTGGGCAAAAACAGTGAAGCTTAGTCAAGGCTGGTTTGATGGCCGTAAAAACAAAGAAATTGTTTTACCTATTGACTTAAAAGGCGTTGAAGCTGTTTTTAGTGATGTTGTTATGCGCGGTAATGGTGCAGCAGAAGTACTTAAAGATGCGATAGAAGCAACAGCATAAAGCACGCTAAATGGTATTTTAGTTAATAGCCGCGTCGTGATGACGCAGCTTTTCCCATAGCAGGAGAAAAACTATGCCCTCGGATTATTTCCACGGCATACAGGTTGTTGAGTTGAATGATGGGGTTCGTTCATTACGAACTGTAGAAACGGGGATTATCGGTGTTGTGGTTACGGCCAATGATGCCGACCCTGAAACATTTCCACTCAATAAGACTGTCATGTGCATCGGTACGCATCGATACATTGATAAAGCGGGTACGCAAGGTACGCTGGCGATGGTATTGGATGCCATTAAAGATCAAATTGAACCGATTATTTATGTACATCGTGTTGAAGAAGATAAAGACCCGAAAGTAACGATATCGAATGTCATAGGATCGGTTAAAAATGGTCAGCGACTTGGGCTGCAAAGTCTATTAGTGAGCCGTAATCAGTTTGGCCATAAGTGTCGAATTATCGGTGCACCAGGTTGGGATAAGCATCAATCTGTTGCGACTGAAATTGGCATTATTGCAGAGAAATTAAGGGCCTTTGCGTATATTGGTGTGAGTGAGAAGCTTGAAAAACTGGAAGATGTGACGGGTTATCGCAAGAATTTTGGTAATAAACGTCAAATGCTGATATGGCCTGATTTTGTCGGCTGGGATAGCAATAGTCATAGTGAGATTATGTTGTCTGCGAGTGCGAGAGCCCTAGGTTTACGCTCAAAAATTGACAATGATATTGGCTGGCATAAGACGCTTTCTAACGTCAATGTGAATGGTGTAGATGGTATTAGCAAAGACTTGTATTACGATGCTCTCGCCGCGAAAGATGATACCTGGTACCTGAACAGTCAAGAAATTACCACGATTATTCGTGAAGATGGTTTTAAGTTTTGGGGGTCGCGTACTTGTTCAGATGAACCTTTATTTGCTTTTGAAAACTACACCCGTACAGGCGATGTTTTAGCCGATACGATTGCCTTAGGAACTCGCTGGGCAGTTGATAAACCGATGAGTGTGCCTTTATTTCGCGATGTGATGGATGCGGCTGAACTCAAGATGCGCGATTTAACGCAGCGCGGGTATTTGCTCGGCGGCGAAGTTTGGTTTGACGGTGATTTAAATCCTAAGCATCTGCTAAAAATTGGTAAAGCCACGATTGATTACAACTATACGCCTGTGCCGCCGCTTGAAGGTACGACTTTTAATAGTCGTATTACGGATAAGCACATTGTCAATTTAATTACTGCATTGACAAGGGGTTAAGTCATGTTGCCTAAAAAACTCAAAGCGATGATGTTGTTTGATGATTCCAAGAATTATCAAGGTGAAACGCAGGAAATGACCGTGCCGAAATTGGCATTGAAAATGGAGGAGTACCGTTCTGGCGGTATGTTAGGCCCTGTAAAAGTTGACCTGGGTTTAGAAGCCTTAAGTTGCGAAATCACCATGGGCGCGAATATGGTCGATATGACCAAGCAATTCGGGCTTTGTAATACAGAAGCTGTGCCATTGCGGCTCATGGGGTCGGGTCAAGCCGACGATGAATGCATTACGGATGCGATTGAAATTGTGGTACGTGGACGTTGGAGTGAGATTGATGGTGGGTCATGGAAGGCAGGCGAAGATACGACAACGAAATACACGTGTCAAATTGCAACTTATAAATACATGATCAATGGTGAAACGATTATTGATGTTGATATGAAGCGCATGATTTTTATCGTTAATGGTAAAGATTTATATGAAGAACATCGTAGAAATATTGGTTTAACCTATTGATTTACCCACTTAATTCTCCTTTCTTATTATTAGATTGGGAACGTTTAATATTATATAAAAAATAAAAGGACGGACTGTCGTGAGACAGACTGACGATATATGAAAATCATTAAATTTAAAACGCCGATTCAGCGCGGTGATGAAACAATTTCTCAGGTTGAGCTAAGAGAGCCGAATGCCGCCGCCTTAAAAGGTCTGGATCGCATGGATTTATTGCGGATGAACGATGAGGCACACCGCACGTTAATCCCTAAGATTTCCACACCCATGATTACGCCACAAATGTACAACCAGCTTTCGCTGAGTGATTCGCAGCGATTAATTAATGGTGTGGTGGGTTTTTTCGCAGGTTTGGAGGAATTGGACGAGGCGGATTACTCCCAAACCGAATAGGCGAGGGCTGGGCGGTAATTAATCGCGGCATTGCCGCGTGGCCACCCAGTGAACTGCGCGAAATGAGCCTTGATGAATTGAGTGAATGGTATGAGATTGCGATTCATGCTATTCAGGAAAAAAATGCGGCGATTGAAGCGGCTAACAAGGCTAATCAGTAGACCTATTGATTAGGGAGATTGGACTGTGTCTGAAGTTCGATTACAAGTGGTATTGGATGCGGTTGATAATATGACTGCGCCTGTTAATAAAGCCTTGGGTGTAGCCCGGCAGCTTTCGCCTGCATTGAAGAAAATGCGGGTGGATATTGCGAAACTAAATCAGCAGCAGCAGGATATTGATGGATTTAAAAAGCTGTCGCAGCAAATGGAAAAGACAGATTTGCAGGTGGATCAGTCTAATCGTGCTTTATCTAAATTATCACAGCAAATTTCAAATACTGAGCAGCCGACGCAAAGTTTACTGCGTAGCCAAGAACGCCTAGAACGATCGCACGTTAAATTATTGCAAAAACAGGAAAGTCAGAAACAATCACTGGATATTTATCAAAAAGAGCTGAAGCAGTCAGGTGTTGATGTTAAAGCGCTGGGTGATGCGGAAGTAAAATTACAAGATAAGCTGAAGCAGACACAGCAAGCACTGCGGAAGCAATCTTCTGCTTATGATAAAGCGCGTCATGATTTAATTAAACTCAATAAGGCACAGAAAGATTTTGATGGTTTTAAGCAGTTAAAAAATCAGTTAGAAAGCAATCAGGTTGCCTTTAAACATCAAACAAAAGAAGTGGCACGTTTACAGCAACGCTTTGATTCAGCCGCTAATCCGACTCAACGTCTAACGAATCAATTGCAGAAAGCAACGGATAAGCTGGCGCGATTGGGGTTACAGGGAAAGCAGGTTCAGAATAACCTTCAGGGCTTAGAGCATCGTTTAAGCTCTGTTGGGGTTTCTACCACATCATTAGGTGATGCACAACAGCAGTTAAAACATAAAACGGCTACAGCTAATGCAGAATTGCAACGGCAATCACTGGTATTGCAACAAGTTACGGCTCGGCAAAATGCTTTAGCCCAAGCCCGTCGCAGAATGGATCGTTCTTTGCAAACTTTATCCGATATTTCATTAATTGCAGGGCCTTCAATGCAGGTGGGTCGGGGTATGGTGGGGGCTGCGGCTGCGCCTGTTAAGGTGGCGATGAGTTTTGAAAAGGAGATGTCTAAGGTTGCAGCGTTAACGCGACTGGATAAAGGTTCAGGTGATTATCAGCGTTTAGAAGATCAATCGCGCAATCTTGGTGCAACTACGTCATTTAAAGCCACTGAAGTTGCTCAAGGGCAGCAGTTTATGGCGATGGCAGGTTTTGATAATACGCAAATCGAAGGGGCAATGGGCGGTGTGCTGGATTTAGCGAAAGCGTCAGGTAAAGATTTAGCCCGTGTTGCGGATATATCGTCTAATATTTTGTCAGGATTTGGTTTAAAAGCGGAAGAAATGGGGCGTGTGGGAGATGTTTTAACGGCAACTTTCACAAGGACAAACGTTGATTTAGGGATGCTTGGCTACAGCATGAAATATGCTGCACCGATTGCCAGAACCTTAGGTGTTTCGCTTGAAGAAGCCGCGGCCATGTCAGGCTTGCTGGGTAATGTCGGTATTCAGGGTTCGCAAGCAGGAACATCGATGCGGGGTATCTTTAATCGTTTAGCGGCGCAACCTAAGCCTGTGGCTAAGGCATTGAGTGCGCTAAATATTAACGCAAAAGACAAAGATAATAATTTACGCCCTGTGATTGAAATCTTGGGCGATGTTGCCAAGGCGACGGAAAATATGGGAACGGCAGAACGTGCTACCCATTTTAAAGACATTGCAGGTATGGAAGCAGGGTCTGCTTTTGCTGAGCTGGTGACGCAGCAAGGTGCTGAGGCCATTATAAAATTTGTAAAAGTGTTAGAAGACTCTCAAGGTGAGGCGCGTAAAGTGGCGCAAACCATGTCCGATAATTTGGATGGCGATATGACGACGCTATCCAGCGCGTATCAAGATGCTCAAATATCAATGGGGAATATCTTTTTGCCCGTCTTAAGAGAAGTAGTGCAATGGATTACCACCGCCACGCGCAGTATCGGGGTTTGGATTCAAGAAAATCCGAAACTGGTTAAAGTGTTAACAACGGTAGCATTGGTGATTGGTTCAGTGATTGCGGCGATGGGGGGCTTGGCATTAGTGATGGTGGCGGTATTAGGTCCGATTGTGATGATTAAATACGCTTTAACTAAGCTCGGAGCGTCCAGCGTGGGCATGATGATTAAAAAGCTGGGTCAAAGTCTGTTCGTATTAGCTAAAAATAGTATTCCTAAAGCCATGATGGCCATTCGAGGCTTGAATATGACCATGTTAGCCAATCCGATTGGTTTAATGGTGATGGGTATTGCCGCAGGAGCGGCCTTGATTATTTATCACTGGGATAAGGTTAAATCCTTTTTTAGTGGATTTTGGGATGGTTTGGATCTATCGAAGCAGTTTATTGATCCTTTTAGTCGTCTAATTCCCAGTATTTCGAATGGATTTGCTGATGCTTTTGCGCCTTTGAGAGAGGCTTTTGAGCCGTTGCGCCCTCTATTTAATTGGTTAAGCGCTAAATATGATGCACTTTCAATGGCATTGGGTGGTTTGTTTGGTTCGGTTGAGGATGTGGGCAAAGCAGGCGAGGATGCAGGGGCGGTATTGAGTAAAACGCTACTAAAAGATGTTACCACTGCGATTTTTAAGGGGATTCATTTATTAGCACGGGCGGTTAAATTGATTGCTCCGTATATTGCGGCCTTTGTTGATGGTTTTGTTTCAGGGCTTGAGGTAATTGCGCCCATTGTGAGGGATGTTTTTGGTGCAATCGGCGAAATATTAATGCATTTTGCCACGATTGCCCTCGAACTTCTGCGCGTTATTGGGCGTATTTTTGTTGGGATTGGTTCTATTATTGCCTCAGTATGGGCGGCAGTATCCCCTTATCTGGGTTTGTTGGGCGAGGAAATTAACGCCCTCATCGATTACTTTAGTGATTTTTTTGGAAGTTCTGATGAGTGGAGTGCCAGTGGTCAGAATGTGGCTAGCGCACTGGGTGCCATTGCGGCTGGATTTACTGTAACACTGCTTATTGTAAAAATGACCCAAGTAACATGGTTGCTAACCCGCAGCTTATGGGCGGCCAGTGCGTCTTTACTGACATTTGCAGCTCGATTAGTGGCCGTTAGTGTATCCAGCACGGCTGCTGCTTTAGGAACATTAAAAACAGTGGTCGTAGCGCTCACTTTGAAAATTTGGGCGGCGAGTGTGTCTTTAAGGGTGTTTGCGAGTCGATTGATTGCCGCCAGTGTTGCGGGTACGGCTGCCTATCTTAGTCAGCTAAAAATAGGTGTGTTATTGCTTGCAACGCAGGTTCGGGTTGCCAGTGTGGCTATATTGCAGTTTATAGGTCGATTGCTAGTTTTATCCGCAGCGAGTGCTGCAATGGGATTTAGTGCATTAATTTCTGCCTTTCTGGGTGTGGGGCGTGCGATTGGCTTTATGAGTTTAATGTTGGCGGCCAACCCGATTATATTGGTAGTCGGTGCAATCGCAGGTTTAGCGTATTTGATTTATGACAATTGGGACATGCTTAAAGCATGGATGTCGTCATTTTGGGATGATATTAAACCTTATTTCTCAATGGCATGGGAATTTATCAAAGAGTTATTTTCATGGACGCCTTTGGGGTTGGTTATAACACATTGGGAACCGATGATAGATTGGTTTAAAACCTTGCCTGCTACATTTTTAAATTTAGGCTCGATGATAATGGATGGGTTAAAGAAGGGGATTAGCAATGGTATAAAAGCGGTTATTGATAAAGTCACAGGGGTCGCCAATAAAATTAAGAGTGCATTTTCAGGTGCCACTGAAATTAAATCGCCAAGTCGGGTGTTTATGCGCTACGGGCAATATATCAATGAGGGCTTGGCAGTTGGCTTAGAAAGCAATGCACAAGAGCCGATTAAGCAAACCGTGAAGATCGCTAAAATGTTGCCCGAAGGGATTCATCAGGCCGCTAATGATGGAGGGTTAGCCCAACAATCGGGGCAGTTAGTTAAAAAAATGATAGCATCGATCTTGCTTGCGGGGTCGGTTAGTTTGCCTCTTGCTGCAATGCAACAACCTGCAATGCAAGCAACCCATTTTCAGGCAATGGATCAATCGATGCAGATGTTGCCGCCACAGGCGCAGATACAGAATTTAGTTGAGCAGAAAAACTTAATTCAGTCTTTGAATCAACAGCCCAGCCCCGCGCAAATATTGGCTAATCAGCCGACTTATGCTAGTCCATCACCCAGTAATATTACCGTAAATGTCAATATTGATGGTTCTGCGGGGGATATGGATGAATACCGTTTAGCGGCGATTATTCGGGCAGAAATCGAACAGTATGAGCGTGAATCGGATTATCGTCGTCGTACACAGCAATTTGATGGACGGGGAACCTTATGATTATGATTTTAGGGGGCTTTATTTTTTCGACCTATACGGCCGCTTTTGATTCTTTTCAACGCACCACAGCGCAACGCTGGGCCGCTAAAAATCGGGTGAGAAAACGGGCTATGCATCAGCATTTAGGCCCCGCTAATGATGATTTTAAGTTTCCAGGTACCTTGTATCCTGAAACTGATGCTCAAGCCCCGTCGATTGAAATATTGCGCGGAATGGCAGATGCGGGTGTGCCTTATATTTTAATTTCAGGCGATGGTTGGGTGTTTGGTGAGTACATTATTTTAGATGTTGCTGATACCCGTTCTTTTTTTCTAAAGGATGGTTCTGCCTTGAAAATTGAGTTTAATTTAACGGTACGGAGGTATGAAGAATGACCCTGTATCGATGTCAGCAATATGATGTTTTGGATCTCATTTGCAAGCAACATTATGGTGAGGAAGCCCATTACACCGAAGCGGTTTATGCGGCAAACCCTGGGCTGGCAGATCGTGGCTCGCATTTACAAATCGGCTTGGTGATTCATTTGCCTGAGATTCAATTTGCGCCTGAAAATGATGAAATGAGTTTGTGGGATTGATGTAGTTATCACGTCGTGAGGACGTTATGAAACCGATTTTTAAGATTTTAGCTAATGGGGCTGATATCACAGAGCATATCAAGAAAAATTTAGTCTCGCTCAGTATTCGGGATGCACGCGGCGTTGAAGCAGATAGTTTAACCTTGATTGTGACCGATCCTTTGAATAAATTGGCATGGCCAAAGCCCAATATTACACTGAAAGTGTGGCTGGGGTATAAACCGCCTAAAAGCGATAAGAAATTGTATTACAAAGGTTTATTTATAGTAGATGAAGTGGAACATAGTGGCCCCCCTGATATTTTTACCATTCGGGCGCGAGGCAGTGAGTTGTTGGCCGAACAGTCTGAAAAAATGAAGTTACAGAAAACGTTTAGCTGGCATGAGCCTGATACGCACCTGTGGCTGGGTGACATTATTACCAAAATTGCCATTAGCCATGGTCTTGAACCGAAAGTAGCCAAGAAGTTTTTTACGAAAAAAATCAAACATATTGATCAAACAGTTGAGTCTGATTTTCATTTTGTGACACGGTTGGCAGAACGCTATGATGCTACGTCTAAGATTAATAATAAAGCCTTGGTTTTTTTGGAAAAAGGTAAAGCCCAAACCGCCAGTGGTGCGCCGATGCCTGAGATACATATTGATCGAACGATGACGGATACACACCGTTATAACATTAAGGGTAGACCTGATTATACGGGCGTTAAAGCGCATTATCACAGCAATAAAAAAGCAAAATTGCTGGATGTGGTGGTGGGATCGGGGCCTAAAATTAAGACCTTAAAGCGCAATTATCCCAATAAGATACAAGCTCAAGATGCGGCACAAACGGCCTTGGATGATTTAACCCGTGATACCAAGACTTTGGAGTTGAGTTTGGCGCATGGAATGCCGCAAATTGGGGCGGAATACCGTATATTTTTAAGTGGCTGGCGTAAAGAAATTGACAAAGAGTGGGTTAGCACGGAAGTCAATCATCAATTAACGGGTGATGCGGGCTTATCTACGCGTTTGCAAATGGAGTTGCCACAAAAATAGTGGCACAAATTAACATGAGAATTTAACAATGATTAACATCGGTTAATCACAATCAACGTCGTGAGGACGTGGAGATATTTTATGAATAAAGCTAATAAAACGCTCGGTCAAGTCATTGATTATCACGAAGATTTGAGTGCTGATAAAAAGTACCGCTTTACGTTAGCAGAGGATGTTTTGGTTGAAACGGGTATTCTTAATTATGCGTTTGAATCGGATTACTTAAAGCTAGATAAACAAGGCAATTTGGTGATGAAAAATCGCTATGCGTGGGATGGTGCAACAGGGGCAAAAGACACACGCGCGTTTATTTTCCCTTCTGCTTTGCATGATGCGCTGTATCAGTTAATTCGCTTGAATGTTTTGCCCACCCGTTATCGGGCTTATGCCGACCGTTTGCTACGGCTAGCGGCGATTGCTCAAAACATGTCAGGCGTTAAGGCGTGGCTTGCTTATTTTGTGGTGCGGTTTGCGGGTTGGTATTTTACGGGTAATGCTAAAGCGTGGATAGATAAGCACTGGGTCATGATTAAGACGTATTTTTAGTTCTTTTTATTTTTTATGAAAGCGCACCTAAAGAAATGCCCATTTCTTTAGGTGTCTCTGTAAACAGAACGTCCCTGTTTATTTCGACTACACGCTCCTTGTTAGCTAACAGGTGGAGTGTAGTTCATTGTGTTTTAAAAACAGGGTTTCACTATGAATATTCATAATATACGTTCGCCATTATCGGCTTGGGTTGGTGGTAAATTCAAACTGGCTAAGGCGATTATTCCTTTGATTCCGCAGCATCGATGTTACATCGAGCCATTTTGTGGTGCCGCATGGATCTTTTTTAAAAAGGATCGAAGTCCGTGCGAGGTCATCAATGATATTAATCAAGATGTTACAAATTTGTATCGAATGGTTCGGCATCATCCTGAAGAGTTCTATTTGCAGATGCAGTATATGTTGTTTTCCCGCAGTGAATTTAATCGCTTGAAAGCGACTGATCCTGCTATGTTGACGGAAATTCAACGGGCGGTACGGTTTTATTTTCTTCAGAAGTCTGCGTATGGTGGAAAGATTGTGGGTGCAACATTTGGTACATCTAAAACCCGCAATGCAAAATTGAATCTTAGTCGCGTTAAACGGGATATTGATATTGCCCATAAACGCTTGGATCGTGTAACGATTGAGAATTTACCGTATCTTGATGTGATCGAGCGCTATGATGATAGGCAATCTTTCTTTTATCTTGATCCTCCTTATTATGGTTGCGAGGATTATTATGGCAAGCTTATTTTTGAGCGTAAAGATTTTCAGCGATTGGTTGATCAGCTTAAAAATATTAAAGGTAAATTTTTGTTGAGTATTAATGATACTCCTGAGATACGGGAGATATTTGATGTGTTTGAAATAGATACGGTTGATACATCGTATTCATTGGCATTGAAAAATAATAATGCTGTTTCTGAATTATTGATACGCAATTATTAGATGCTGTACGTCCACTGTTAAACCAATACTTGTTATAATTATAACTTATCTTTTGATAGGGTTTATCTATGAGAGCTAAGTGTAATCACTGCGGTGATAAGTTGGTCATGCAATCGGGCGGGCGACCTGAATCTGATAGCCTGACGCGACATTACGGCAAGTGCAAATCTTGCCGTACTTTCAAAAGAGTTTGGGTCGAGGTTGCTGATACAGGTAAGCCTCAGCAAGAGGGTGATAGATCCTCTAAAGAGAAAAAAAGCGACGCTTGAGTCGCTTTTTTTATGCCTGAAGAATTTCACAAAATTTCACAGTGTGAGGTTTTGGGGTGGTTTAATGTTATTTCTTAGTGAAAAGTTAATTTCCTTAAAAAATCTATAAACATCAGCAGGATGGGTGTGATATTTCCAGCTACAAAGCCGTGACCCTCTGAAAGTTCGGACACATTTACCCCACTCCTGCGCTAATGAAATAAACTGAATATTGTAATAATAATGGGTTTTTTGAGATATTCGCTTAGAAGCTCTTAAATTGATATTTATGTAAAAAACCACATAAACTCCCAAAAAATCGTTGAAAATGATAAAATAATTACAGGCGGGGTAACATCAACTAACTGTCGAGATGATAGCTAATGAGTTACTCAGAAAAAATTATAGAACAGGCGAAAACCCTCTACGACCTCGGTGCACCCATCGAGCACATACGTCAAGAATGTGACCTGCCGAATCGCCGCATTATCTACACATGGATCAAACGATTCAAGTGGAATGCAAGCACCGACACCTACAGCCTAATCGTCAAAACATCACGCCGCTTAAACTGGCTAATCGACCGCGACGAAAAAAGCAAAGCCGATTGGTGCGAAGTCTCAAATCTAGGCGACTTGCTCATGAAGCTGGAAAAAGCCAGCGCCTATGCATCAGGCGAAACCAGACCTTCTAATCGTGGCAGAAAGCCTAACCAAAAAACAGGCACAGGCCGCAAGAAAAAGCCCAAAAAGAACGACGTAAGCCACATCACCACCGCAATGCTCGATGAAATAGAAGCAAAAGTCTTCTACAAACATCAAAAAATCTGGCTAGAAGCAGGGCGTAACCCAAAAACAAACCTCATGCGCTTTATCTTAAAAGCGCGGCAAATTGGCGCAACCTTCACCTTTGCTTGGGAAGCCCTACGCAACGCCATCGAAACAGGTCACAACCAAATATTCATCTCATCCACCAAAGACCAAGCCAAAGTATTCAAGTCCTACATTTACCAGCTCGCACTAGAGCATTTCGACCTTGAACTAACAGGCGACCCCATAAAATTAGTCGCAGGAAAAGGCAAAGGAATCCCAGAAATCCACTTTCTATCGCCAAATAGTTTTGCTAACAGCCGCTCAGGTGATGTCTACTTTGATGAAGTATTTTACACCCGCAGTTTCGACAAAATGAAAGCTGTTGCAGCACCAATGGCAACCCTAGATGGGTTCAAAGAAACCTATTTCGGTGCGCCTACCGCAGAAAGTCATACCGCATTTAAGCTATGGTCGGGCGAAGCCTACAAAAAGCAAAATCCAAACACCAATATCAACATCAAAGACCATACAGCTCTACTAAACGGGCGACTTGATCCTGATAATATTTGGCGATGTGTTTGCACAGTAGATTCAGCTATCGAAATGGGATGGGACAAAGTCAACATTGAACGACTCCGCATCAAAACCCCCGATCCTGATCAATTTGAAAACATCTACCGCTGCAAATTTATCGACGACAGCTACAGCGTATTCAACCTCAACACCATACTGTCCTGCGGCGTAGACACCTATTCATGGTATCCCGAATACAACGCAGGCAACACAAACCGTCCCGCTTACAATAATCCTGTATCCGTAGGCTACGACCCAGCAGGCGATGGAGACAATGCCGCCATTGCAGTTGTCAGTTATCCCAATTCAATCTACGAAAAATTTAAGCTTTATGAAAAACAAAAATACCGTGGCATGATTGCCTCCGCCCAAGCCCAAAAAATGGTAGATATCCACCGACGCTACAATGTCGATTATCTCGACATCGACAAATCAGGACCGGGTTTATACATACCTGGAGAAGTGCAATCGGCATTACGCGAGGCAGAAATAGACCAACCGCGCACCGTTGCCAAACAATACAGCGTGGAAAGCAAAGCACGCATGGTACAAAAAGCTATCAACGTCATCTCACAACGGCGCTTTGAATATGATGAAAACGACCAAACCCTCCCCATCGCATTCATGGGCATACGGCAAGGAACAACACCCAAAAGCAACCAAATTACCTATTACTCCAACCGCACCGAAGCCGCAGGACATGGCGATGAAGCATGGGCAGTGATGCACGCCTTTATGTGCGAACCACTCAATCCACCCAAACATGCAAATAATAGTTCCAGTGTCTGCTTTTCTGACTAACAGCAGATTCAGTCCAAAAATGGAATAATGGCCAAAACACAATGAACGTCGAGACGACGTACAGGAAAAAATATGAAAATACTCGACAGCACGGGTCAACCATTTGAAAGTAAGGGAGAATCTAGTCGTATAACCGCCATAGAATTTGGAGAACCTGAATCCGTCCTCTCCAACAACCCTGCCGAATACTACGGCACATTTATGCACCCACAAGAATACTTTCAGCCACCCGTATCGAAAATTGGGCTAATCAAAACCCGATCAGCCAATGGATTTCACAGCAGAATGCCCGTCTTTAGACGTGATAAGCTACTGAATCTCTACATAAAAAACCCACTAATCACAAGACTCGAATTAGGTCGAGTGATAGAAAACCTACTGGTTACAGCCGATGCCTATATACATGTGTCATACAATGCCTTTGGACAAGTAATACAGCTCAAAAACCTACCGTCCGTGCATATGCGTATCAAACCCACCACCGCAGATTCGCAGTACAAATACTGCTATGTACGCAATGAACAAATCAAAGCCAACTATTATGACTATGAAATTATCCACCTAAAACAGGATGATTTACTGCAAGAAATTTACGGCATACCCGAATATTTTGGCGCAATCCAATCCATACTATTAAACGAAGCGGCCACCTTGTTTCGCAGAAAATACTACGTTAACGGTGCACACCTTGGCAGCCTGTTTATCTCCAGTAGCAGTCAACTATCACTAAAAGACGAAAAAGAAATAAAAAATAAAATCAGAAAATCCAAAGGGGTCGGAAATTGGCGGTCAATGTACCTTAATCTGTCGGGTGAACACCGTAAAGTGGATGACATGTTCAAGGTTATTCCTGTTGGTGATGTGGCAGCGCGGGATGAATTTGAGAAAATAAAAAATATGACCGACCGAGACATTGGTGCAGCATGGGGAGTACGACCCGAAGTGGCAGGGATAATGCCCGAGGCCTTTGGCGGTACAGGCGATTTAGATAAACTGTTTTTGATGGACTATGACAATAAAAGCCTACCACTGATTAATTTAATCAGTGATATTATCAACGAATTTCTAAAGCCCAATCAACACCTTACATTTAAAGAAATAGAAAAATTAGGGTCAGAGCAATAAAAAAGCCCCGATAAACCAATATTTATCGGGGCTTTATAGAACAAAGCAATTAATTTACGCAGCGATTTCCAATAAAGGCGCTTGGCAGTTACTTAATACTGTATCAGGTACATCATCCATATTCATATAATCACCTTGTTTAATATGTTTGATGAAATCCCGTTCTAGACTCGAAGTAATATTATATAACTTATGACAAATAGGCTGATGGTTTTGGATCCATTCCATTGCTCTCACAAAATCTTCTGCCAACATATTTTTAATCTTGTCATAGCCTAAAAATTGTTGCATTTGCTTATATAAAGTTTGTGCCATCGAAGCGGCACTGTGTTTAAAATAGCGAGTGCAATCTACAATGGCATCGCGGATTCTTTGTAGTTGTTCAGCACTAATAGTTGGTTTCGCTTCTTTAGGTTGCGCCAATGCCTCTGCCATTTGATTAAAAGCCGTAATATAATTTTCCTTAAATTGAATCGCCTTTTTACCTTTGTAGCCCATTGCAATCATCGTGAATCCATCACGGGTTAGTAGATATTGCTTGTACTTTCTGGATTGCCCTTCAATGCGATATTCAGAAAGCCCAAAGTTGGTCTTTCTAAAGTTATCAGATACTTGAGACTGTTCTATGTCTCGAATAACATGTTTATGTGCTTTGCCAAAATCTTCAGCAATCTGTTTTGAGGTAACAGTAAGTTGGTCATTAATGAATGAAATTTCAGGTAGGTTTTGTGTAGTCATAATATTGTTTTTTGTTAAAACTCACTACAACTGGTTCCATCAGTATGGCGCAGTGAGCTAAATTAATAAAAAAGATTTCAAGTGGAACCCGTCAAAAAACAAAAAACGGCATGAATATTGATTACAATTTAGCCCACAACATAATAGACATAAAAAAACCGCATGAATGCGGCAATTATCATGTTTTTTATATTTCAAGGTTCCAGCCCGACCACAGATGTTGCTGTGGATTTCCGCAAAGACTAGCAATATTTCTAAGTTTATTCAAGATTAAATTTTCAAAAATGGTGACAAAAAAACTCCCTATAAACTTCTTTTGATAAATATTTGGACATTAATTGCTTTATACTTAATTTTCTATTTTTTTGGAGAAAAAAAATTATGGCAAAAAAGAACAAGGTAGGGCGCATCGCTTTAATGGGTGGTTTAATTGGGATGCTGACAACCAATCCAAGAAAAGCATTAGAAGATCGGATTGATGAAGAAAATGCACAAGGTTGGAATGCAATCCATATTGAACCCCACCGAACAACCAACCTCTTTGTTTGGTTATTACAACTCATTGTCTTGTTTCTTACTATTGGTTTATTTACATGGGGTGGCGGCTACTTAATTTTATTTGAACGCGAAGTGAGTTAAAACAATATCTCCTATCGCTTTGGCTTATTTGATAGTGTAATGATCGAATAAGCCTGAAAATAAAGTCCATGCAGCTTAAAACTACAAGCTAATACGCGATAAAGCAATGGTTTAGCTTAATCTTCTATACTAACCAACTGATTTTTTAGAGAAATTATTAATGATTTATACAACGATTTCCCCACACACGGTATCCACGTTCTTTAGTTAAGTCGGGCTAGGACGGTCTTCTTTTGTTGTTTTTATAAAAAACAAATAAACGCCCAAATTGATAAGTATTATCATAGTGAGCATTGTCTATTTTACCCGTACACCATCCACAGTGCTTGCCATGTTTTATGGCTTCTTCTTGAGAATGTATTTCAACGATTTTATAATGATCTTCAGCCACACCTAATTTCCATCAGATTTTTTTAAAAACAAAGAGTTTTTCATGTTGACTAAGTCGGGATCATTAGAGTCTATAATGGGTTCTAGCATTAAAACTATATCTTCAACTTTTTTGTAATCTTCATTATCTAAGGCGGTTTGGCATCTTTCCATCCAGTCATCAATGGCTCGACTGCGACTAAATTCTTTTCCTGTTGCTTCCTGTAAAACTTTTTTCATACTGCCTTTGAATAGAGCTTTTTTATTTACTGCACTGTAAGTGAGTGCCTCAGCTATACGCGCAAGTAAAAACAACAAAGCAGTAAATGGAAATACAATAAAAAACCCCGTATTAAATATCCCAAATGGCATAAACAACATTAGTGCAAAGCCTATATTTTTTGAGCTAAATAAATGATAGGGAATATTTAGATAAAAACTAAATAACTTCTTGAGATTAGAGTAAATTTTGGGTTGATTTATATTCATTTTTCGGTCGCTTATTCTAGGCTAATGATGGGTTAAGTAATTGTTATATATATGCTAACCAACTGGTAATCTAGGCTAAAAAATAGTCGCAATACATTGTTTTTTATAAATTATGTGTTTGACTTGTAATCAGTAGGTCCC